GAGATTCCTTAAGGGTTTCTCTTTCTTCGTCCAGTTTGGCTTCAAACTGAACCTCCAGGGTTTCCTGGATTTCTTTGATTTTTGAGGTTAATGCGGCTTCAAAGATGACCTTAGCCTTTTCTTTGAATTCTTCGGAGAGCTCTTCGCCACCGAGAAGTGCGTTCACATCTTCTTCAATGTCGATGCCTTCGTCTTCAGAAACAATCTCTTCTTCTTCAAGAACTTCTTCTTCTGTAGATTCGATTTCTTCCTTAGCCATTTTTTTCATTGCATCAGCCTTAGCAGCTTTTGAATTAACTACATCGTTAACTGTTTTGATCGTAGGCTCTTTGAGCTTTGCCGAATCATCGTCAGCTTTGTAGTTTTCTGGTGTTGGACCGCCAAGATCCTCGTAAGAAGGTGAAAGACCTTCGCCGGGATTAGAAAGCTTCTGCATTGGTTCAGCAGATTTAGCGTTGGCGTTCACAGCAGTTTTAGATTGCTCCATTTCTTGTAAATCTCCACGAGACATTTGAGGGGGTACTCCGATTAACCTTTTTTAATCTATATTTATTTATAATTTGTTTATTTCAATACCTTTTAAAGATTGTTCAAAAAGTTGTTGAAAAGGTCGAGCTTTTGCTCGTCAAGTTGCTTAGTCGTTACAAGCGTGTTAATATGCTTGTAAGTTTTGGCGGCTTGTTGTTCTCTAAGGATGCCACCATCCCAGATCCATTCCTTACCTTCCATGATACCTTCAACGAAAGCATCAGGTGCAGAAGGGTCTGCTACAATATCAGCAGCAGTGGCCAACATAAAGTCGGAACCAACAACGTTGATACCTTCTTTGGTTTGGGTCAGTGATCCGATGCCTCTAGAAGAAACACCCAGTTTGACACCTTCACCAATAAGTGATTGTGCAATCTGACCCATTGGGGTTGAGAGGATCTTGGCCTTACCAATGAAGTTTGTTCCGCTTTCTTTGAGCGAAACAATTTTGTGACTGACACGATCCAAGTTAACTGTTGGACCATCTGGGTGTCCAAGTTCCCCAAGGGCCCTTCCACGCTCAATATGGTTTTCTGTGTATCGTTGGACTTCTTTTCTCAAGCCCTCCATCTGATACATTCTTCCATTGCGATTACAGATGTCTCCTTGAAGGAAGATACCTTCAATGAACATACTCTTTTTACCGTTCTTTTCTTCGACGATAAAATCAACTGTTTCGATTTCTTCTCTGATAAGTTGCATGGATCTTCAGGATGTTTGTACTTGTTGGATTTGAGCTGTGCCAGTTCCAGATGCAGTAACTGCAGCTACCTTAATTGACCTTCTCAATGTTGCGTAGTTAGAAGTAAAGTCTCCAACAACAGATGATGAGTTATAATTAATGACACATCTTGTACCAAAAAATCCACCAATACCAGCGGTATTATTCACTGATAGAACGTTTTGATGTGTAAAATCAAATGCTGCTTGACCAGTAACAGTCAACGATACAGCTTCTCCTACTCCAAAAGGGCATCCAGTCCCTTCAGGGAAATCCAGAGTTGTAGTAGTTCCTTTGGTATATGCAACAACTCTTTGAGAAGCTACAGGTCCAAGTGAAATCTCTGAAGTATCTGTTGTAGATACAAAAAAGTCTGAAGTAGTTGCGGTTGGATTATTACCATATGCAACATGAATTCCTGTTCCTATTGCTACAACTCTGAGAGTATCCGATTGCTGTGCAATTGCTGCTGTTTGAGCTGAAGAATTACTAGTTGCTAAAGTAGTATTGATTCCTACTGGTCGTAATGCGCCCATTATTTTAAATTACAATAGTTACTTATAAAGTATTTAGTATTACTCTTCTTCAGAAGGTTCTACTTCTACCTCAGATTCAATTTCTTCATCAGAAACTGGCTCATCAAAAATTGATGCGGCAACGTTTGGTCTGATAGTTTCAATCTGTTCTGCACTCTTTGCAAACAAAATGTCTTTGATTTTATCACTGATTTGTGATGCAGACTCGTCATCTTTGACGAGCATGTCCATAAGGTCATCCATGTGAATTAATAATTACGTTAAAGGTTATTTAGATTACACCACCGGCTGGGTTTTTTGGAGCCGCTGGATCTTTGGGTACTTCTGGTGATTGAATTGCATCACCACCACCCGTATCAGGTGGAATTGCACCACCCATTCCTGGTGCACCACCCATTTCAGGATCCATTGCAATTGCATTAGGATCGGGAATGACACCATTCTCAATTTCTTCTTCAATCAACTTATCCTGCTCAATAATCTCATCATCTGTCTGACGGAAGATATTTCTTCTTACATACTCAGAAGAGTAATACTTACCAATATATGGCTCCATCAGTGTTGCCAGGTTGATTCTCTCTGTCATCAACTCTGCATCTTTAAGTTCTGCAAAGTGATTGTCATACAGAAAGTCATATTGAATATGGTCTGCCATGTACTCCCAATCTTCAGGAGTCACAATGTTCTTCAGAAGAAGTTGAGTTCTCAACATGTCGTTAAACATATCAGAGAATCTCTTTCTCATTCTTCCAACAAACTTGGAGAACTTAACTTCATCTCTTAAGATTTCAGAAGAACGACCCAGTGACATACCAGAACCTTCACCTTCAATTCTGGTTTCAGGAACATTCAATGCTCTATAAAGTTTTCTTTGGAAGTAGTTGATGTCAGTAATTTCACCAAGGTTCTGACCACCAGGAAGTGTCGTAATTTCAGTACCACGACCACCTTCTCTACGAGGTAGCCAGAAGTCTTCCATCATAGACATGAACTTCTTATCATCGCGAAGTTCACCAGTGTTTGCATCATAGACTAACTTGTTTCTATAACGCATCATGACATCACGCAGATACTGTTCTGCCTTCTGCTTGGGAAGATTACCAACATCAATGTAGAAGATTCTACGTTCGGGTGCTCTTGATAGTCTGTAGATAACCAAACTATCCTCAATCATCATCAACTGATTGAGTGGTTTGATTGCCTTATGCATCCAGGACAATGTAAGTCCTTTGTTTCTATCTACCAGACCAGAGGTACAATAGGTAACAGAGTCACGAGTCATCTTGACTCCTTTCTGTGGATTACCACCATACCCAGTACCAGTACGAGCATCTGGAGTATAGATGAAGAACTCTTCTATCTCTGGAAAATCGTATGAAGTTTCGTTAGAATTTGCAAATGCGGTTTGTGCAGTCTGAAGACTGTCAGGGCCTTTCTTCTTCAACTTACGAACATAGCGCATTTTGGCTGAGTCAATATACCTCAGCTCTTGAATACCATCTTGTGGTTTCTTTTGGTCAATGACTTTATTGTAGTAAAGTCTTCCGTCAATATACCAATTCCTAAAGATTTCGTGTGCCTTCTTATCAAAATCAAGAAGTTCGAGAATGTATCTAAACTCTTCCCTTACTTTTTTCTTGATGTTATCACTTGCACTTAGATTGGACAGTTCGATTGATACCGGAGTATCATTTGTATCGGAAACAATTGCTTCGTTTACAATATCTTCAATTGCACTATCACATTCTGGATAGAGTGCCATCTGACGATATCGTCTGATTAAATCAGTCTCGTTTTTATATACCCCTTCAATATCTACGTAGCTACCAAAAAAACCGCTACTAACATAGTTCTCCGATCCATCCTGATTATTGGGTGGAATCGGAGATACTACACTAGGCGGTGTCTTTTCGCCATCTTCAATTGAGTAACCAAATAGTCTCGCCATTGCAATATATTTACTAGAAGTGTATCTCCTAGTTATTTATCACTCAATCAAAACTTCACCAGCACTACTACCAGAAGACTCTAGTGAGTTACCGATTGTATAGTACTGAACATCGAATGATACCGTAAATTCTTCTAGTGTATCTCCACTATCATATGCAAGTGCAATTTGACTGATATTCGTTGGGAAAATATCGAAGAACTTATACGTTCTCAGAACCGCGGACTGACCACCACTACTCGTGGTTGCAAATCTTTCAGCACCTCTACCGAGTTGTTGAACATATGCGTCAGTCATATACGATGATGGGTTGGTAACACCAGTTGCATCATCAAGTTTACTGATAACGTTGGCCCATCGTTCGAACGCTGTTCTAAGTTGGAAGTCCTCATCATTGATGATTGTAACTTCCCATGGATCGAATGTTCTGTCTCCAGCAACCTTCAATTGCCTACCTCTAAAAGGTACATTGAATGAGGGTGTGTTTGAAGCGGGAAGTGCTGCAGCCTTACAAAGGAACTTGAAGGTTCCATTTTCTGACTGGTCCCCACTACCCCACGCCTCAGAAATTGCTGATGGGAATGATGGAATTGAAACTTCAAATAGATTGGGGCGGGCGCCACCGCCCGCTAATCTGGATTTGAATTGTGAAAGTGATTTGGTCTCTGCCATTAGTTGATCCTCCTAGTAGTTATTTAATATAATCAAACAGTACCAATTACTTCTTCGAAGTCAACACCAGTTCTAGTGGCAACGAACGTCAAGGTGACGAAGTTGATAGACTTGGTTGGCTTCAGGAAGATATCAGCTCTAAACTCATTGTTGTCAATGACATCTGGAGTATTGTTGGTCTCGTCACAAATAACTCTGAAATCGTAAACACCTCTCTTAGCTTGAACATCTCTCAAGTAGGGTTCGACAATGTTAACAAAGTTTGCTCTAGTGTTAGAGTCATTGAGTTCGAACAACTGGTCATTTGCAGCTCCCTCAAGAGCTTGTTCTACAGTCAAGAACAATCTTCTTACGTTAATTCTATCGAAGGCCGAAGAATAAGCAAGAGCAGTCTTATCACCGTAAAGTGCAATACCAGAACCTCTTTGGTTGATGATTGAGTTGATTCTACCAGAG